GCTTCCCACTGCTATTCGGCGGCGGTCCCGGTCAAGTCCTAGGCGGCCTGCTCGGTTCTTTTGTCGGTACAGGCTTCGGCGGTCAGATACTTGGATCCGCGCTTGGCGGTCAGCTGCAAGCACTCGGTGTAGCAGCCAACCAAGCCGGAACAGCTTTACAAAAACCTATCGACAACTTCAACATTATCAAAGATAGAGCGTTACTCGCTTCAAGTTCCCAAGATAAGTACGTCGAACGCTTAATCGAGTCTGGACGATTCATCGAAGCTACGGCAGAAATCCAACGCCGTTATAACGAGGTTATAGGCAGAGAAGGTTCTGCAAATCTTCTTGAACTGACCAAAGCTACGGACAGACTTAATCGAGCTTGGAGCGAACTGGGTCTTCAGATCCAAGCAGCGATTGCTGGTCCGCTAGCCGGTTTTGTTGAATGGCTAGCTGGCTTCTTGCAGCTGACAAATAACGCTCGTCGTGGTGCAGCTGCCGAAAGCCAGCTAACTCCTGATCAGCGTGCAGAAATAGCCGGACGCCGTCAAGCATTGGAGAGAGGGCGCCAGCGCGGAACGCTTTTTGGTGGACTGACTCCGCAACAGGCACTCAGAGAAGAACAAGCAATCGCCAGAAGGGCGCAGGAGCTGGCAGCCTCCAACCAGCCACGCCAAGTCGGCACAGACTTCCGCGCCACAGAAACAGCGCAACTCGCCTCACTGGAGCGTCAAGCCGCGATCCAAGCCCAACTAACAAAGCTCACCGATACCCGCCTGCAACTCTCGTCCAAGCAACTGCAGACGGATATTTCCGTACTTAATAAACAGCAGGAGCTTACAACCTCCCTAAATCAACAGACCACAATCATCAACACAATCGCACAAAAGAAAACACAATCCGCGCAACTAGAGTTAGCACTCACTCAAAGCCAACAGCGTCTAAACGTACAAAACGCACAGCTGGAGCTTCAACGGGCAGAAGCAAAAGCTGCTGCCGCTGCAGCAGAAATGCGGCAGTTAGATGCAGCAGGAAAACTTACTGGCGAACGCCGCGCAGAACTCCAAGCCGTGATGGAGCAGGCGGTTGTAGCCCGCCAAAATCTATCTACAACCGAACAGATTGCGTATTACACAAATCAGAGTGCCGCAGCACAAGCGCAATCTGCTGCATATATGGCGGACATTGAACGCCGCCAAGCCATTGTCAACGCCTACGCCGAAGACTACGCTCGCATAAATGCGGAAGCTACACGCAAAATTGAAGAACAAACCAATGCACTCAACAATCGTGCCACGCTAATTAACGCTATAAGCCAAGCAACTCAAACACTAAACAACATCGAGATTCAAGGTCTAGAGCGCGAACTGGAACGGGTCACAACAGCAAAAGAACGCGAAGTAATCATCAACCGGATCTACAAACTAGAAGTTGAAAACGCTCGCGTTCAGCTTGAGGCAACTCGCGCCAACATCCAAGCCGAACTGGCGCGTGCCGACGCTGCCTACCGCACCGTCCAACTCAAGTACGAAGAGCTCAAAGCTGTCGTAGCGATTGCCCAAGCTGAGGGCGTCGTTACACGCGCCCACTTTGACGCCCTTCGCGCACAAGAATCTGCCCTTCGTATTGCTAAGGACAACCTCAACACCGCCGGACAAGTTGCTAAGTGGCAATGGAAGGCAGCCGATGCTGTCTTCAAGGCAGCCGTTGACGCCGCAAAACTGAAGAAAGAAACGACTGGTGCTGCGCAGTCCGCCGGCCAGTTTGCCGGAAGCATGGAACGCGCAGCTGGCGCAATAAGCAGTGTCTCCGGCGCTCTTGGTAGGACTACGCAAGGTGCTCCATTTGCCGCTTCTGGTGGTGCTATGGATATTCAAAACGAAGGCCTACGTAAAAAAGCTTTAGATATTTGGGCTGCCGCAGAAGTGCGAGCTAGCAACCTTAGTCGTGCGGGTGATGTTTTTGCAGGTAATGCAGAACTCGACAAAGCTCGACGTGAAATACTTGCAATACAGCGTTTAGAACAACAGCTTGCTAGTAAGCAAAGTGGGAAACGTGCAGAGCAAGAGTTACAAAATTTTGCCGACGCTCTTTCGGCTGTCAACATGGCAATTCCATATTTTTTAAGTCGCACACTCGGTATCAGCCCATCTGCAGCGAAGGTCGCAGCCACAACATCCGCACCGAGTGCCACGCCTGCCTCAGCGCCAATCCCACTTACCGCCCCACTGGCCGGCGGTCTCTCAATGCAACCGGGCGGCGGTCCTGGCACAGCCATCATCGACACGCTGCCCACGATCAACCTGCAGACCGGACCTGTGCTCCAGCAAGAAAACGGCGAAAAATATGTCCGCCTTGGCGATCTGGAGAACATCCTGCAGGACTTCGCTGCTACGGTGTTTAACAACGCACGCAGCACAGGCGGTCGCCGCTTCCAGGGTGTGAACTGATGGCAAACCGCGCCCAATCCCAATACCTCCGCCTGTTCAACGAATCCACCACCTATTACAGGTGGCAGAACTTCTACTTCAATCAAACCGTCACCTGGGAAACCGCATCCTGGAACTACCACCCGTTTGTGTTGAACGCGATGGTCGGCACAGCAACTCAGGCTGAGGCTGGCATCACCGTCACGATCCCGGCAACGTACATCGCCGTCAACGCCCTGCAAAACGCGCTGGACAATAATTGGCTGTGCGAGCTGAAGATGTACGAGTTCGACAGCCGCCTCTCACAGGCAGTGCCGCAGTCCGGGCAGCTTCTGATTGGCACGTTTATCGGCGAAGTCATCGGCATCGGCGGCTCGTTCACCGAGCTGGATGTGAGTATTGGCTCTAGCCTTGCACCAGTTGGAGCACAGGTGCCGCCGCGTTCGTTTAGCTCACGTCTGGTCGGCAATCCAATCAAACTATGACAATCAAGCTCCGCATCAGCGATCCACTGCAGCTTCTGCCGTACCAGACAGGTCTACTGAAGCCGCCGCTCGACAAGAAAGCCGCAGAAGGCAATAGCGCCAGCAACCTTGATAGCCAGCAGCGGGCGATTGAACTGGGACAACCAGTGCCGATTGTGTTCGGTAAATATGTCGATGTAGTCGGTACGGCAGAAGATCACGGCGGCGTATTTATTAGCCCTGGAGCAACAAAAGCCCGCTACGAAGACGGTTTCGGCGCTAATCCGACAACGCTAGTTGTCACCATGAATATGGTGCTCAGCCAAGGCGAGTTAGGGCAGATTCGCGTTGAAGATGTTTACCAACGTGCCTGCAAAAAAGGCACAGCAGTTGTGTACTACGGCGCCAATGCAGGCGCTTTGTACGCGCCGGGGAACTATATCGACTATCCGACCATTTGGACATGCCCTAATTACTGCGGCACGAACGATGGCACATACGAGGACATGACAACCCTCTGGTATCAGAACACCTACTTAGAGGGTGACGATACCTGGAACCGTCAAGTTCACGTCTTCGTCCGCAACGGCATCAAGGTTCCGCGTCTGATCGAAGGCACCACTGATTCCAGCAACAACATGCTGGATTTGGCGATCTACCTGATCCGCAAAACAAGCCGCGTCCCAGAGCTGTTGATCGACACGACGGCGATGACGCTCGCCGCCAATTTCACCGCCACCAACAAGTTCTACTGGGACGGTGTAATCGCAGAATCCAGCAACCTCGAAGACTGGATGCAGCGGATGGCAGGATTTTTCCTGCTGCGCGTCAGCGACAAGAACGGCAAAAAGGGATTCCGCCCGCGTTTACCAATCAATGCCAACTACACCATTAACACTGGCGTCATCAGCTGGGTCTATGGATTCACGGAAGAGCACTTGCTGCCTGATGGGTTTCAAATCGAGTACATCCCGCTGACTGAGCGCAAGCCGATCTGCGCCCAGATGATCTGGCGCCAGCAGCCACCGAACGACATTGGCTTCATCCGCACCACTGAAGTTCGCATCGACGGCGAAGCGGTAGACGGACCATACGAGCAGTTCGACATGAGTCAGTTCTGCACTTGGGAAGACCACGCGGTAAAAGTTGGTGCCTATGAAGTCGCCCGACGCAAGTACGTCACCCACTCGCTGCGCATCAAGGTCAAGCCCGATTCGTTCAACACAACGCTGGTGCTAGGCGACATTGTGCGCGTGCAGCTGCGCCGCGAAACAGATCCAGGTCTTGTCACCTTCCACGATTATCTGTACGAAGTCGAAAAGATCAACAAGACCGTATCCGGCGTGGTCGAGCTGGATCTGATGCACTTCCCGATTGACTCGCAGGGGCGCAGCATCCTCGCTTTGTACGTCGCTGGTGCAGAAGGTACAGGGTATCTGTACGACGTGGGACGCAACGATTACACCTGCGACGATCCAGACAACGAAGGGAATGATGATCCTATTCCTGATGATGTGGGCGAGAATAATCCTGACGAGCCCGACACCGACGTGGATCTGCCGCAACCTGCTGCAGAAGGTACACCCACAGATCGCCCCGTATTCCCAGGCGGTACGCCTACAACTGGATTCCCGCCTAGCGGAAGTCCGACAGGTAATAACGCGAACGACCCGTTTGACACTGACACACCCGGTGGAACCGGCACAATCAGCTATCCAGCTGGCGTTCCTGCAACCCGTCCCCTTTTGCCTGGAGATGAAGTGGGTTACACCCCGCCTTGCTGCCCAGCTGAGGTAAAGATGTACGCGATTAACTACAACACTGGCATCAGGCTGCAAGAAGAGCCAGTGGCAGTCGGTACTTCTATCGTAGGCGACTGTGAAGTGCGCTTTGAACTATTCAACGAGTATTTATTTGATACTGCAACTGCGTTTGAGTTCACGCATCGCTGTGTTGATCCTGGTTCGCCGGACGGTTATGGAACAGAGCTACCCGGTGGGACAACGCCTGAGCTGGCCCCATCTGATAAGTCGAGCATCTACCAAACGACAACGGGCGCATATAGAGTTTTACTGCCTCTGACCATGAATCCAATCAGGGATTTTTACACCAATGAACCGTTAAACATCTATCAGAAACTGACGCCTTCCTGCTCAACGGGCGGCGGAGAAATGTGGGTTAAATATAGCAACACTGATCATA